TTATGATCAAAACAGAATAGCATCAGCACAAGCAAGAGACTTAAAGATACAGTCACTCAATCAGAGGGCTATTCAGGAATCTGAGGCTGCTGGTGAGGCTAAACAGAAACAAGCTATAGAAGCTTTACAGTTAAGAGAACGTGCTGTAGTAGCTGCTGGTGAAGCTGGTGTTTCTGGCAGTTCAGTAGACAACTTGTTAAATGAGTATACCGCACAACGCCTTCGTGGTGTAACAACAATTAATAGAAACCTTGAGAATGTAGAGAAACAGATTAGTCTTCAAAAGATGGGTGCTTCTGCGGAAGCTGAGAATCGGATTAATTCCATGCCTCAAGGTACACAACCTAGCTTCTTAGCTGCGGCTATAAAGGCTGGGGCAAGTAGCTATGCAACATATAAGGCGTATGAAGTAGACATACCTGACAAGTATAAACCTGTATTTGGTCAATCAAAGTATAATGATGCTTTTACACCGCCTAGCGAACTTTAGTAGGAGATATTAATGGCACAACGTAGAGTACCAGTAGAACGGATGCGTTCGTCTACAGCACTACAAACGGTTGCTGCGCCTGTAGAAACTTATGTTCGTCCAGCAGAACCACAAACACAGGAAAGCGCACTAGGTGCTTTTGTAAGAGCTATTGCTCCTTCTATTGAAACACTAGCAGATGTAGAACGACAGAAACAACTGAAGCTACAGAGAGAAGCGGAACAAGGTATAGCTTCTGCTCGTGCGTTAGACGCAAGGCTTGGTCTTGGTCAAGCAGAACGACAGTTAAATGAAGACTACAACAATAACACAGAATTTTATCTTAACGCTACAGAAGAAGAAATTGTACAGCGTAGGCAAGAGATTACTGCACCAATAATTCAAAAGGTGCAAGACTCTGGTGATGACTTACTTGTTACTGCTTTACAGGGTGATTTAGAAGTTTCTAATCTTAAGTTCTTTGGAGAAACCTTAGACCCTGCTAAACAAGAACAGAATAGAAATAAAATCCTGAGTGATTTAGGTACAGAAATATTTGCTATTAGTAGCAGTGTTGATAGAAGTAATCCTGAAGCTATGGCAACAGCAGTTCAACAAATAGATGACTTGGTTAATATTGCTCAAAAGGCTACAGGTTTACCGTATCCAGCTATTAATACGAGTATTTATAATAATTTTTATTTACCTTCTGCTTCTTCTGAAGGACGTTCTGCTTTATATGCTTGGTTAGATAGTAAGAATATACCAACAACAGGTGCAAATTTACCTCAACTTGGTACATTAAATTCACGTCTTGCTGCTTATGATAAAGCTTTAGCAGACCAAAATGCTGTAGGACAGTATCAAGCTATACTCCAGCAGAATGTATCTACTTATATAGCTAATCAAGGGGCAAACTATGCTGACTTGAAAATAGATGAACCAGTAACTCTAGCAGATGGTACGACAAAGACAATTCAAAAGTCTGACGTAGAGGATGCTTTGTGGTTAAACTACCTCACTCAATGGGATAGTTATCAACAATCACTACAACAACTACCTCCATCAGCACGGTCTGGTATTGAAAAGGTAAGCTTAAACGAAGCTTATAATACTTTTGCTAAAGCTGGTATGATGCCTCCTCCTATGAGAAATAATCTTTTATCTGGGGCAAGTACATTAACTTCAGCAGAAAACTTAACAGACCCAGTAGTTGCTGAACGTGCTGTTACAGCTTTAACTGCCTACATTCAAGCAGACAAGTATGGGATTAGTATTCCTGATAATGTATTAAACTCAGAACAAAAGCAAAGGTTTATGGTAGCTGATGTTCTTCTTAACGATGTAGGATTAGATCAAAAAACAAGTCTAATATCAGCAGCTAATGCTGATTTAAGCCTACTAAATGTTAGAATAAATGAAGCATCTGCTCTAAAGCTTTTGAATACAGCAAAATTTTCAGAAGATTTATCTGATGTAAGTAATATACAGGGCATGAGAATCCGTGTTAAGAATATAGCTGGTGTTCTCTTGTCTACTGATCAAATGACAATAGAAGAAGCTGTTAATAAAGCAGTAAGTATTGTAGAAAAAGACACTAAGATTATCTCAGGTTCTAATGGTACTAGGGTAGGTATTGAGTTACTAAACACTGGTATTACTCGTCAGGGTGGAGAAGAGGAAAAAATAGAAGAAAATCTTTTGATTGCTTCTGAATATCGTTCAGTTAAACAAATGATGGGATACTTTGGCGGTACTGGTCTTTCTGTTTCTAATTCAACTAATGATAATCTTCTGACTTTATCTATCGTAGATTCAGACGGTGGCGTTACACAAACTCTAGGCTATGTTAAGCTTGAAGACTTTGCTACAAAAGACAGGTTTATCAATCTTCTTTTAGGTATAGAACAAGACCTTATTGAGTCTGGTACTTATGACCCTGAAGCTCCTGCTACATTAACTGTAGACGTTCCTGCTCCTGTTCTTTCTATGGGTACTCAGTTACAATCATTATCTCCAGAGCTTATGCAAATAGTAAAGAGTAAATTTCCTGATGGTTCTGCTATGAGTGAAATGCTTGGAGCTATGCAAAAAGGTGAGACTGTTGTATTTGAACCACCAATAGGATCAATACCAGATGAGATGAGAGTAGAGACTATTACTCCTCTTACAAACATCAACAACGAAGAAACTCCATTCTTCTTGTATGCTGGTACAATGCCTAATGGTGAACCTATGTTTATCAAGTCTCTTATGACTCCTGAAAAGTTTCAGGATATGTATGAAGGTGTAGAGATACAGGTTACTGAGCCAATTCCTTCTGATGTAGGTACGCCTGAACCTCCTGCCCCTACCTTCAATGATATTCAGAATGGTACTGTGTCTAGTCCTAATGTAACTAGCTTCTCTACTGAGCGAGAAAGACAGCAGAGGGATAGTTATAAAAATCTACCACAAGATTCTGAAACAGGTGGTGTTTCTTTACAGGATATAATTGATACTATTAATCCAATTAGTAGTGCCAATGCTGAAGAAACAATGACCCAAGCTCCTAGTGAAATACCAAGTGAAGCTCCTGAAGGAAAACAAATGGAAAGCTTTGACATGATTGAAGGCGAGACGACAGAAGATAAGGTAGTTAACCTTCTTAAAGAACACGAAGGTTTTAGTGCTACACCTTATAAAGATGGTAATGCACAATCTGTAGGGTATGGTTTTTATCTTCCATCTTTAACAGCAGATGAAAAAGCTTTGATTAAGGATGTAAATAATATTACTCAACAAGAAGCAGAAGCTGTACTAAAGCTTAAAGTAAGTAAGATACAAGACTTCTTACAAGAACAATTACCTATGTTTGACACATTAAATGGTGAGCAGCAAAGCTCTATCATTAGTATGGCATACCAATTAGGTTCTGAGAATATTGTTAAGAAGTTTCCAACCTTCTTTAGTAATCTAAAGAAAGCCACAGAAACTGCACAAGGTACAGCAGAACGTATGCAGTATCTAACGACAGCAGCAAACAATATGCTCTATAATTATAATAAGCAGGGTGAAGTAGTTTCAGAAACTCTCTGGAATACACAAACACCTAACAGAGCTAAAGCTATGTCTGAGGGATTACTTAAAGAAGACTTCGGATATGTTCCTCCTGCCTTTGCTTCTGAAGGAGAACGCCTTGCAAGAGAGCGTTACCCAGCAGCAGATAATATTGAAGACATAGAAATTATCAAGCAAAGACTAGAAGAAGGCTCTACTGATCCTCTAGATATTTTACCATCTAATATCAGACAGTTTGTAAATAATATTGTTACAGGTGACAGTACTGTTACTGAACAAGATTTAGCTACTACTGATATAGACTTACTAAAACAGGTTGTCTCTAGAAAACTAGCTAATAACGATATGACATTAAAGTATGCTGACTACGGAGAATCAGGTAGTACAGTATTAAGTAAGGGTGGATTAGATACGCTACAGCTATCTATGACATCACCTTCGTTTAGAATGGCTACGCTACTAGGACAAGCGAGTATTGAAGTAGTGGATGGTAAAGTTTATGTTGTAGATACATACGACTTTAACGTAGGGGCTAAAGGACAAAAGTTTGCTAAAGATGTAGCTGAAGGTAATATAGCTAACGTATTAGGAACTCTTGGTGATACTTCAACGCCTATGCTAGAACGTATTCGTATTGCGGCTTATGTTCTACAGCCTTCTGAAGCTACAGAAAAGGGTGTAAGAATATATCTAGGCACTACAGAAGAACTATTAAAATAGGAAAACTCATATGGCTATTGAATTAAGTAATACTACGGCAGAGTCTCTTGGTCTTACCACTGAAACTCCTGTACCGTATACAGTAACTATTCCAGAGGCTGACTTAAGGGCTGAACTAGAAAAAGCTAGAACAGTAGACAAGCAGTCAAACTTCTTGAATGGTTTTGGTATCGGTGTGTCGGAAGACCATCTTGGTTCTTTAGCCATACGAAACGCCTATCGTTTCTCAGGGATGCCTGTTAACCCAGTAGAGGATATGACTCCTGAGTTAGCTAAACAGTTAACTGAAGGTCTTACAGATAGTAGAGCTATTGAAGATGTCATTGAAGCAGCAAAGACAGTCAGCTTTGACTATGCTGTTAAAATGGCAGAAGACTACAGGGTAACAGAGTATCATTCTAAACAGTTATCTCAGCAAGGATGGAGTGGCCTTGGTGGTTACTTCCTTGCTCAGATGACTGATCCTGTTGAATGGGCAGCTATTCTTGGTACTACTGCTGCTGTCTCAGCGGCATCAGGGCCAACTGCTCCTGTGACTGCTCCTGTGACTGCTGCGGCTGGTACAGCATTAAAGACAGGTAAGGCTGCTAAGAAGACCTATAACGTCTGGAAGATGGCTAGGTCAGGACTAGCAGTGGGTGCAGTAGAAGCAGCAGCCTTTGAAGGTATTCGTTCACGCCTTAAGTATGATGTTGATGGCGGTGATGTAATGCTTGCCATGCTCATTGGTGGTAGTATTGGTACTGTAGGTGATGGCGTTACTGCTGCCTTTAGAAAGTCTAGAAGACTCCATGAGATTGACCAGAAGCTTGCATTAGGTGAAGTACTTAATGATTCTGATAGGGCTTTTTATAATGAGTTTGGTGGCGATGCTCGTGTCAATAAACTTATTGAACGTGCAGAACAACGAGGAGACTTTCTTGACCCTGAAGACAGACCTTTAACTTGGACTGAAGAAGAAGCAGCAGCTACAACTAAACAGCTAGGTGCTTTCGCTAGAGTTAGAGGAAAGCTTTCTGCTGTTGCTCAGATGAAAAACTCTGACAATGGTTACTCTAGACTAGTAGCAGACCGTCTTGGACTTAACAGTGCAGGGAACAGGGCTGGTGCTGATGGTAACAGAGCAGCAGTAAACTTTAGTGCTACTGAAGTAAAGTCTGCTATTGAGTTTCAGTATCGTACTGCATTTGCTCGTGCGTTACACTTCAATAGAAAAGAATGGGTAAGGCGTACTGGTGGTGGTATAGAAGACTTTAACATCCTAGTATCCAAAGCAATCCGTACAGGTGACTTACAGACTCTTCCTAAGGAAGTTAGGGCAGTAGCTGAACACGTCATGGAATCCCAAAAGAACTTAGGGCAGAAAGCTATTGACTATAACGTAGCTGGTTTTACTGCTGGTGTTCTTGATAGACAACCTAACTATCTTCCTCGTTTGTTTAAGGAAGAAAAAGTACAGGCTATAAAACAAAAGTATGGCTCTGATAGAGCTATAGACATTGTTGCAGAGCTAGTAGAAAAGGCAGTTCGTAAGGCACAGCCAGACATTAAGATGAAGCCTAGAGCCGTTCAGAAGATGGCTAGGGGCTATGCTAAGACTATTCTTAGTCCTAACCTACACTCAGGCCACAGGGCTACTGAGTTTAATATGGAAGACCTTAGAGCTTCCCTCAAAGCAGAAGAACTAACAGATCAAGAAATAGACAACATCATTGACAGTCTAACAAGAAGCACAACAGTCAAGGCTCATAAGAGAGCTAGACCACGTTTACTTCTTGATGAGAATGTTAGTATTCAGGTACGCAAAGATGATGGCAACTATGATGATGTAGCCTTTACAGACTTACTAGAGGAAGACATTGAGAACCTACATAATGCTTATGTGTTTCAAATGTCTGGTGCTATTGGTCTTGCTCGTAATGGTATTAACACTAATGACCTTGGCACATCTTTTGAAACCATTCTTAGTAAGATGCGTCTAGAAGCTGATAATATAGGACAACGCTCAAGAGACCTAGATAGAGATATTAAGTCAGCAGAGTTTATGTATGACGCTGTAACAGGACGCTTGGGCTTTGAAGATGGTGTCTCATTAGACAACAAACAATTCATGCGTAGAGCTAGAGAAGCTAGTTTTATGATTAACATGGGTATGTCTGGTATGTCAGCTATGATGGAGATTACCAACGCTCTTATGGAATACTCTCTTCCTACACTATTCAAAGCTATGCCACACTATCGTAGGCTTTATGCACGAGCAGCAAACGGTCAATTAGACTCACCGTTGCTTCGTGAACTTGAGGCTATGACAGGTCTTGGTGCTGACACAGTAACAGGAAAGTTTACTCGTGCTAGTCGTTTTGAAGGTGACACTATGGATGTAGTTACTGATGGTGATGTAACACCATTTGATGAATTACTAGGACGTGGTAGAGAGCAGATGTCTTACTGGTCTGGACTGTCTGGTGTTACTGGTTCACTGCGTAGAATGTCTATGCTAAACTACAGTACTCAATGGGCAAGCGCAGCTAGAAAAGGTAAAGACCCTTTTGCTAAGATTAAGATGGAACAGCTTGGTATTAACCCTACTATGTCAGTAAGAATCAGAAATCAGATTAAGGAACACGCAGACATAGATAATAGTGGTGTCTTACAAACTATAAATACTAGTAAGTGGACAGACCCTAAAGCTAGAGAAATCTTTGAGCTATCTGTGTTTAGAGAAGCTACCCAAAACGTACAGGAAGTTAATGTAGGTTCAGTAAACCGCTTTCTTCGTTCTGATGTGGGTAAGACATTCTTTCAGTTTCTAAGCTTTCCACTAGCAGCCGTAGAACAACAAGCAGTACGACTAGGCGTTAGAGCAACACATGGTGATGCTTCAACAGTAGCCAAAGTTATACTTGCTGGTATGTTTATGGGTAGTGCTATGTATACATCTAGAGTGTATATGAACGCTGAAGGACGTGGGGATAAGGAAGAGTATATTAAGAAACAGATGGCTTGGGATAGATTTACTGAAGGCACTTTAAGTCAGATTGGTGCAGCTTCTATGTTTGGTTACATCTATCAGATTACAACAGGGGCTATGGATGGTAATAACTATGCACTTACCCCAGCTTCTATATCTATTGCCCAAGGACTAATCAAAGGTACAAAGCTGCCTTATGAAGCTATCTCACCTAATGAAGATATTTCTGAGGGTGAACTTAGGTCTGCCTTAAGACTGCTACCCTTCTCATCTCTATATGGAGCTAGACAGATTATTAATGGCATTGCTGATACATTTACAAGTACAAATTAAAGGATAAACGATGGCCTTTTCATACAAAGACTATACAGGTGATGGTGTAACAGATACGTTCACCATTACCTTCACATACCAAAGCACTGACGAAATCAGTGTAACTGTGGATGGTGTGGCTGAAACAGGCCTCACCTTTCCCTCTGTAACAAGTGTGCAGTTAACGTCTGCTCCTGCTTCTGATGCTCTAGTACGAGTACGCAGAACAACTAGCCTTACATCACGAGCCGTAGACTTTGCGTCTGGTTCAGTGTTGACTGAAGAAGACTTGGATAACTCTAACATTCAGGTCTTCCACGCAGCACAGGAAGCTGTGGACACTGCTAGTGATGCTATTACTCTTGCTGATGACGACAAGTGGGATGCACAGTCTAAAGTTATCAAGAACGTAGCAACACCAGTATCAGACAATGATGCTTCTACTAAGGCTTATGTAGATGATGTAGCTGGTTCAGCTTCGGAAGCAGCAGCTAGTGCAAGTGCGGCAGCGTCTTCGGCAGCAGCGGCAGCTACTAGCGAAACTAATGCAGCCTCAAGCGCATCAGCAGCAAGCAGTAGTGCTTCGTCTGCTAGTGGTAGTGCAACTACAGCTACTACACAGGCTTCAGCAGCGTCTACAAGCGCATCTAACGCATCTACTAGTGAGACTAATGCGGCTAACTCAGCGTCAGCAGCAGCGACTAGTGCGTCTAATGCAGCTACCTCAGAGACTAATGCGGAGACTGCTGAGACTAATGCAGAGGCTGCACAGGCAGCAGCAGAAGCAGCGCAAGTTGCGGCAGAGCTTGCCTTGGATAACTTTCAGGATACCTACCTTGGTGCTTTTGCGTCAGACCCGACAACAGATAATGACGGTGATGCGCTAACCACAGGTGACTTGTACTTCAACACAGGAAGTAATGACCTAAGAGTATACAATGGTTCTGCGTGGCAGATTGCAGCAGTATCTACGGCTGGACTACTAGCAGCAGCTAACAACCTGTCAGACGTTGCAGATGTACCTACTGCTCGTACTAATCTTGGATTAGGAACAGCAGCTACTACAGCAGCTACAGACTATGCTACAGCAGCACAGGGTGCATTGGCTGACTCAGCGTTACAGTCTGGGGACATTGGTGTATCTGTACAGGCGTATGACGCTGATACAGCAAAGCTAGATGTAGCTCAAACATTTACAGCAGCACAGACAGGTTCAACACAGGTTGCTGGTAGTATTACTGGTAGTACAACCTTAGACTTTGCTACATATCAAAACTTTGTACTAACCCTTACAGGGTCTATTACTTTAGATAATCCCACAACAGAACAGGTAGGACAGTCAGGATTTATTACATTCATTCAAACAGGTGGCTACACAGTATCTCTTGGAACAGACTACGAGACTGCTGGTGGGGCTGGTATTACACTCTCTGCTAGTGGGACGGATGTAGTTCCGTACATCGTAGCAGCATCAGGACGTATTTTGCTAGGCGCACCACAACTTGCATTTGCATAAGGAGATAGAACCATGAGTATTACAGGTTCAGAACAATGGATGTACTCATCTGGTCGTGAGTTCTATGAATTTCCCATCGAGCAATCATTACGCTTCAACGATGACGACAACGCATATCTAAGCCGCACACCAGCTTCGGCTGGCAACCGCAAAACTTGGACATTTAGCTGTTGGGTTAAGCGTGGTAAAGTTAGTGGCACAGATGCTCAAATATT